TTTTTAGCAGTATCGGTATCTACTACTCTTACTACTTTCAAAGCATTACCATACTTTAAAAAGCCAGCCATAGGGCCATGATATTTGAATGTTGCTGCAGTAGGTTCGCCAAAAGTTTCCACTAACTGTTTTTCTGAACTAACAGTAATTGGAGTATCAACGGGACCCTTTGTGAAAAATCCAACTGACCCACCTATACTAGTAGATACCGCAGGAATCACATTCGTTGCGTCGATTTCCTTTACCTCGACGCCGGGTGAGACTTGAAATGCCATCTTTTATATCCTCTCAAAGGTTAAATAGTGTGTGTTCATAATACGATACTTACTCAATTACTATTATTTATAATATTTATAGTTTCGAGATACGATCTTGGACAATCCATTGCTGTCCACTATTATCTACTTCGACTACTGGTTCGTCTACAGCTGCACTTGTTATAAAGCCAAATGGTATTAAATCATCTTGTATTGCTTGCAGCTGCTCTCTGTATAACATATTCTTCATATCAATATCAGTTATACCATTAAATATATCCGTTGTAGCAAACCATGCAAACATGACTAGGTTCATTACTAAGTCATCATGATTACTACCCGATGCTTGAAACGATGTACCTCTTGCTTCGAAAGTACTCATCTCCATAATTGTGTTTGCGTCTACAATATGTAACTTCTTTTGCTCTACAAAATCTTTTAACGTAGAACAACCAATACGCTTAACACGTTTAGTCATTGTAGCGCCAATTGCACCAGCTTTCACAGTTGATTCTACAAATAAGTTTTCGTATTCTAAATCATAATATAAACCATTACATACAACACTACCTTGATCGTTTGATTCTACAATGATATATGCTTCATTATATGTCATAGCATACTTGTATATAATATCAGGGAATAGTAATGCTGATAGATTATTATCTCTAAATGTTGCAACCTGTTTAAACGGATTGACTGATGTGTCTATAATATTAAATGTTGAATAATCTTGGCCTCTACCTTTTGCCACATCGACCATCATAATATAATTATGACCTTCTATTGGTCTTTCATAAACATATGTATTCTCTTGTGTATATATTGGATCTTGAGCCTTTTGAGCAAGTAAACATTCTGCAGATATAAGGCTATTACCTCTCCCTTGGAATGTATTACCAAACTCCTGATCAAACTGTATCTGAGAAGTGTTATTAATTGTTTGCTCTTTCCACTTCTCATCTCGTCCTGGAACATCCCACCAATCTACACGGAAAGGTTTAAACTCATTCGTCTTTGTGACAGCTCCTTCCCACAGTTTATGATATACGTTACCAATACCATTTGCCGTAGAAGTAATAATAATCTTCGTGTCTTTACCAGACGATACTACCGGATATGTTGATGTATAGAACGTAGCATCATTATCGATAAATGCAAACTCATCAAGAAACAGTAAGTTAATAGATAAACCACGAATAGAACTACCAGAAGTAGCAGCTGCAATAATCTTTGAGTTATTACTAAATTCTATAGAACCCTTGTTTAATGCCTTACAACCTGGCTGCAAAAAGAATGGTAAGTTCTCTAACATAAGAGTCACTCGAGCTAACATCTCTCTTGCAGTAGCACCTTTGTTTGCAAGTATAGCAATAGTCTTTTCAGGATTAAAGATTGTAAACCACAGTAGATACGCTACTGATGATATCGATTTACCAGACTGACGACATGCCAATACAATTGAAAATCGATTATCGTTAAAATGATTAAACATCTTTTCCTGATAATCATATAGATTAAAAGGAACTAGTCCTTCATCAAGTGATATAATCTTAACGTAAGTTTTTGCAAAGTACGCAGGATCCTGCATACATTTTTTATATTCTTTGATTTCCTCAAGTGTAAACTGAGCCTCGACTCCGTCTCTCTTTACATTAGGATTTCCAAGATAACCAAATTCATTATTCTTTAATGTCGCCATCAATCACTTTTTCGTTAGTGTCTAGAAGCATTCTCTGTAAATCAGTAGTGCTACCTATAAACATATTATTATTTGTTACTTTACTCTTCTCTTCTTCCCTTTTTCCAACTAAGTCTTGCTTGTTTTTCTGTAATGACATCAGCTTATCAGTCACATCACCAATATCTTTAATTGATTTTGATAATACTTCAAATGCTCGAGGGTGTTCTGATTCACGAGCTATTTCGGCAAGTGCATCTAATGATCCCATACCTGTACTTATAAGATCTTTGTAAGTATCTCTCGAGAAAGTATAGTCGTCGTTTATATCTTTTTTAGACGCAAGCTCTTTATCTACCTCAGCATGTTTTGTTTCTACTGGTAGATTTTTTTCTAATGATTTTTTTAGTGTATCTTTTTTATCAAACATAATTACTCAAAGTCTGTATTATCAATACTAGTTGTCACTGTGAATGATGATTCAGTATCACTCCCACCTATTGTTATATCAAATTCAGATATATTATTTGAACTACCAGCAGCCTGATTAAAGTCAATATTAACTTGTCTAATAACTTTATCATTATTAACTGGACCATAAAACGACATCTTCATTGTAAAGTCTAGTGTATAAATCAATACTCTTCGTGATTGGTAATCACCTTCATACTGATCGTCAAAGGATACACCATTTAAAATGATTGGCACATCCTGTTTAAACGAAGTAAACTCATCTACAGGTTTAATCGATAATGTAAACTCAGGCTGGAAGTACGGTAGTATTTGCTCAAGGATTTGTAAACCATCATCTTGGTTTTTTGCCATAATATTTAATTGCATATTAATATTATATGGCGCAAATTGCTTGATGCTATTACGTTGTGTTGTAGTATCGGTAGTTCCAGGTTCAGTTATAGTTGTTCTTTTACCTAGCTTTTTAGTTGTATCTAATTCTATACCAGTTATCTCAAAGGACATACGAGGAAGTTTTAAGGCTACTGAAGCATCTTGCCCAGTTAAAGAGTCGAGTCGAGATAAAAACTTTTGTTTAGGGCCATAAGCTAATGGGACCTTTTGTTGATTAATGAGAGATCCATCACCTTTCTTACGAGCAATCGTAATATTATTAAACATTGTCCCAAAGACGGCAACAGATTTACGAACTGTAGCATGGTAGAAATGAGAACCAAACATTATAATGTCTCCGATGGATCACCGAATGGATTAGATTCGGAGAAGTCAATAAAGTTATCACCAGCAATTTCAAATTCAACATTTTTAGCTTGTGAATCTGAAGCAAAGGTATTATTCGTATTATCATCCGACAGTGTGTATACATTTGTAATTACACATGTATTGCCAGATTTTGATCCAACTAAATCATTTGCAGATGCTGTTGCCGACACAACAAATTCACGAGCTATATCTGTTGCAGTAGCTGCGTTGGTTGTATCCTTAGTACCAATATTAGATACTGAAATAGTTGCAAGAGTATCAGATGTTCTTGTAACAGTCTGTACTTCACCAAAGACTGTAATACCGGCTGAAAGAGTTTGAGTAACAATTTCTCCTTGAGTAAAGTGATTAGCACCAGTTACTGTAACATCTATTCCAACTTGATAGCCATATTGTGTTTCTATATTATCAATTACATCAATACCAGTGTCCATTTCCTGATCATTATACTCAAAGAGAGCACATGATAGTTTATAAACTGGTAAGTTAGATAATTGGTAAAAAGGTTTATCATCTTCAACCAGACTAATTTCAAAGAAAGAATTAGACATTGGAAGATACAACAGATCACCTTCTGCAGGTTTCGTCATTCTTTCATTTAAGCCAATTTTATTATTCCAAATCTTTCTCGAAATAATAAATGAAGCTTCGTCTCGTATCTCAAGACCAAACTTACTGTATAAATCTCCTTCGCCATCAAAGCCTTCAGCATTTTCGATATATCCTTCAATGAGGTATGCATCGTCGAACTTAGATGCTGGATCTTCACCTAGAATATCATCACGGCTAATAATAGAGCGAGGAATATAATAGACATCTTGTGCAAATATCTTTAAAGATTCAATAACCAAGTCTTCATACAGATTTTGTTCTGATCTGACGGCTTGAGAAAAGTATACGTTTCTAGGCATTTATTATCCTACGTAGAAGTCGATTGGCTGTTCCCAATTTAACCTAACTTCTTCTTCTAGTTTTATTAAGTCTTCAACAGCATCATCAAACAATTGACGACCATTAAATGTGACTCCGCCAGGCATTTGCATTCCTTCAAATTTAATTAGGTTTGCACCCCATTGTTTCTTAATCAATGCTGTAGCATATTTCTTTAAGTAATAATCATTATATACATCAGTAAACGTGTCTGGATCTACGATTCGATAAGCCTCAAGTACGATAAATTCGCCAACTGAAACCTCGGCAGTCCAGTCCATTACAATATCCAATCTATCTTTATGGCGATTAAATGAGATTCGCTTATCGTCAGAATTAATAAGAAGATCGACTGTCGACATATGTTGTTGTGTTTGAACATATTCTAAAATATTGCCCATATAACCAAGTTTATACATGTCATTTAAATGTAATTGATATTTTACGTCAAACATATCTGCACTTATAGAGCCAGAGTTACTAATAGGTAGAACTCTAATCACATCTGTTACGATTTCTGGTATTGCAATATATTGATTATCTATGTCAGTTTGTGTCACTTGATGTTTTAAGAATACTTTCTCTGTGGCATCGGTGTGATAATGCTGATAGAATTGTAAAGCT